AAATTTCCCTATTGGGAAGTCCAAGTTTCTTTGCCAGTCTCTCCGCAAAAAGTTCTGCCTGGGCACCATTCGCTGCGTCACTGACCATCTTATCCAAAGTCTTCGGCATAACGCCTTGCGCCACCTGCGTAGGCCGCAGATTGACAGCAGCAGCTTCCGGTGAGGCCAGCACCTCATTCAGCCTTGGCGCAACCTTGGCATTCAGCGCCCGCTCAAGTGGTGCAGTTACAACTGAAAGCGCCGGGTTGAGCACCGCGCCGACCATAGAGCCAAGCTTGGCTTGATCTTCCAGCGAGCCCTCTCCCATCTGACTCAGCATCGCCCCGGAAAGTCCACCTTCCCACGCACCATTTGCAGCACGGCTTGCCCCACGAGTCACAAACTGCGGCACCATACCCATCGGAGTCTTGGGAGCACTTGCTAGAGTCGAACCACCAAGAAAGTTCCCCATCCGCTCGGCTTGACGTGCCAGCCCCGGAAGTCCAACAGCCTCCAGCCCTGCCGGCACAAGTCCACCAACAGCCCGAACAGCCTTTATACCGCTAAGTGTCGTCGGAAGACTTCCGCCAAGCTCCCCAACCAACGAAGCAAGTGGACTGTCGATTGTATACTGATCTCGTCCAGCTTTTTCACTTGCAACGGTTTCCTCCGGAGAGCCTGCGGCCATTCCAAGCTTACCACGCAGCGCAGTAACTCCTCCCATAATGTCCGGGAGGAATCCCAAAGTCGCTCCATTGAGCATCGCTTTGTCAAGTCTCCAATCCGCCGGCTGCGGACCAGTCGGAACAGTGAACTTAGGCACAACCAGCGGAGCTGGCACCGGACGACCAGCCTGAAGTTCTTTGACAATATCTTCCGGAGTAAGGCCACCAGTAATTACTGCGGGCGGAGGAGCCGGAGCAGCAGAGGCTACTACAGGAGCTGGTGCTCCCACTGCTCCTAGTCCAATCTCCGCCGGGTCCCAGCCAAAGTCCTTATAGCGCTTAGCTACCTGTCCAGGATATGCAGCAGTCTTGGGACCCCAGGCACTCTCGTCCGGGCCTCCAAAATAAGTCTTGAGTGCATAGTCCCAAGACTGATTTTTCTTGTAACCCTCCGCCAGCATTTTGGCAACTTGCGGAATGACCTCTTTAGGATTCCACGGAGAGATTCCAGCACCCGCTGAAGTCTTCGGCATGAACTGACCGAGACCCTCAGCTCGACCTTGCCCAGGCACAGGCTCCCCATAAGAGTCCACCTTGTTGGAAGACTCTTGCATGATAAGACTACGCAGGATTCGCTCTGGCACCTTGTAGGTTTTGCTTGCCTCAGCAAAGATCGGATCCCAGGTCTTAGGATCAGGACTCCAGCCGCCAAGTTCCGCCGCAATATCTGTTGCACTAAGGGCCACTAGAGCCTCCCTTCAGCGCTTTAACCGCCTCTTTTTCCAAAGCCCGAAGATCATGGAACTTTGGCTTGTTCTGATAGTGCATTTCCAGAGCTTTCGACCACAGCGGAAACCAACCACTCGGATTGGTGCGGAAAGCCGGAGAGAACTTGGTCTCTCCAGTCTGTGGATCAGTTTCACCCCTGAACCGATCGAACATGGTCAGCTCTTTAAGCTTCTGGTGCAAGAGTTCTTTGTTGAATGCCTGGATTTTTGCGATAGCTGTGGGGTCCATGTCAACATTTGGCGAGCCGCGATCAAAATAAAGCATGATCTCGCCTTCAGTTTTACGATTACCTCCCATGTCCTGGGAAAGCGTCTGCACCGCCTGTCGCACTGCAAGCTTCATCAAAGCCTGCATATCGCCAAGGGCTTCCTTGGAGGTTCCACCCACAATTCGATTGATAAACTCTTGTGGCATTCCCCAAGCCTGTGCGATTTGACCTGCGCGTGCACGTAGCTCCGCACCACCACCAGTCCGCAACCCTTTCATCAGTTCATTCATCTCATCAATAGCCTGCACGGCCACTTGACCCTCAGCAACCGACTGACGGAGAGTCTTTTCATACTCTACAACCGGACCAGAACCTTTCTGATATTCTGTGAAGGCAACCGGATTGGCAGAGTTGATTCCGGGTGCTTGCTGTGGCTGAGTTGTTCCGGGCTGAGGCATGCCCATGGCCGGACCTTGCGGAACTTGCCGCTGAGTGCCAGAGTTTGGATCCGTTTCGGTAATGGGCTTACCATACTGGTCCCAAGTAGGACTGTGCACCATGCCGGGTCCGGTCGGTGTAACCGTTCCAGCAACATTGCTCACAATCACCGGCTGTGTGTGTCCACCATTTTGCACCATCTGGATGTTGCGCAGATTCTTGTAGGCTTCCGTGGCACCCTGAGCTGCCAGCCCAATGTGCTGCAAATGCTGAAAGAGCCCCGCACCATTACCAAACTGCGCCGCGTGCTTCATGAACTCTGTGCCGACCTGTGGCGTGATCGCACCAGTCGCCACCAGCCCGGCCACACCTTGCGCAAGATCTCCTTGCGTCAGATTGTTGCCCTTCTCAAGCAGTCCTGTGACCGTATTACCCACAGCAGTATATTGCTTCTGTCCGGCTTCGATGGTCTTTAGCATCGTCTCAGCATCAGTTAGCTTGCGCTGTGTGACTTGCGTCATCACATCACCGGCCATCCAGGCTGTCTCTGGATGTGCGGCCATACCGGCAACAGCTTTGGCCCAATCAATCTGACCATCCGCCCCCACAGCCGCCTGCAAGATCGGACCCATCGCCGTGCGAGCGCGCAACTGCTGCTGTGCCTGCGCATTAGCCAGCCCACGCTGCTGAATCTGCCCCATCTCATTCAGCATACCAAGCGGATTTTGTTCCGGTGTAGCCTGCGGAGCAAAACGCTGATAAATGCTAGTGTCAGGCTGTGGGAGTTGTCCGAGAGGATAATCCGGCATCAGTAAATCCCTCCAAAGCCTGCCAAGGGATTATAAGGAAGTCGGCCTATAGACGCTGTTCCGCCGGTGAGTGTGCCAAGCTGGCCGCCGCCTCCATTGTTTCCTGTCGGATTCAGATATTGCTGCATTCCAAGGTAGGCATAGGGAAGCTGACCGAGGCTGCCAAACATATTGCCAAAAGCTGCACCAGATGCAAGATCTCCCGCAGCCTGCGCATTGCCGGCACCAATCGCAGCCGAAGCCTGCCCACCGCCAGCACTCATACCCAGCCGTGCCGCAGCATCAGCGGCAGTAAATCCAGTATCCCCCATGCCCTTAAGCATACCAAAAATCTGTTGGTTCTGCTTAAGATAATTGTCAAACTGTTGCTGGTAGGTTGTGCTGGCAAGTCCAGTTGCGAATTTGGTTGCTCCGGCTAGAGTCTCACCGGAGCCAGCCAGCCCACGGGCAGCCAGATTGTTTTTGACTTCCTTGAGTCCTTGACCAAGGGCGAACTGGTATCCTGGGGTCCTTTCCAGTTCTTCCATGGTAGGCTGGAAAGTCCGAGTAAGCGGAGCCTTTGAAGGATCTCCTCCCGGATCATTTCCAGTCATCTTTAGCAAATTGCTGTAAGCATCTCCACCCCCGGAAATAAACGGCTGCAGATACCCGATGCCCTTGGTGTAATACTGCTGGAGCAGTTCTGTCGCACGGGCGTAGGCCGCGGCTTGAGCATCTGCCGCGTCTCCCGCAGCATTTGATCCAAAAATCCCTTTGACGATCGAACCAACACCAAGTGCTGCACCTGCAAGCGAGCCCATTATCAGCCTCCATCCAATCGCTTAGTGTAAAGCGTTTCTGCAGCTTTCCACCCAAGCTTTTCAAACATCGAAGAGGCATCATGCGCACGCTTTGTCCCGGCGAAGATCTTACGAACTCCTCGTGCTTTCAGCGTCTGTTCAACTGTCTGCATCATCCGCAGCCCCACAAGTTGACCCTGCACTCTACGCGCGGCTGGATGCACCCAATAGATATCTACATACGCGGCAAGTAAAGACATATAATGCAAATGCTCGTGGACCAGTGCAACGCAATAGCCAATAATGGCCCCAGCCTCATTCCGCGCGATCACCACATGCAGCAAGCCTGCATCTTCCATTACACGAAAAGCTTTGTTGTTGACTGCGAGTGGAATGTCTTTGTCTGCCGAGATTTCTTCATAGTGAAGCTTGAAGCATTCTTGTGCTTCAGCCTCGAGCACTTTCCAAGTCTCAACCGCAAAAGTAATCATGGTGTGTAGAGCACTCCCGATGCGCCAAGATTGAGTGCTGAGGCAGAACTTGCCACGCCTTGCAGGGTTTCTCCCAGCGTAAACACCATCCCATTCACTTCATTGATGATCCAGCTTTCACCGGCGGCCAATGTTCTCAAGTTAATGAAAACATTAGAGGTGTCAGGTGATCCACCACTAGGCACTTTATACAGTGTGATTGTGACCGAACTTGCAGTTCGATTTAGCACACTGGCTTTGCGAAAAATCGCGGTAGATGCGCCAGCCGTAAACAAAGTCGTTGCTGTGTTTCCGACTTCCGTAAAAGGGATCAGTTCTGCTGGGGCAAAAGTTGGCATCTACAGCTCCACATAAAAGACAGTTAAACTGCCGGTTGCTGCCACAATCACACCAGACCCCAGCAGTCCCAAGCTGTCACCAGCCACCATTAGCACAGTTGAAGTCAGCGTAAGACTTTGGCTTGTGTTTACTGTGCCAGTCAGGTCCAGTGCGGCCGAGATCGCTGTGCCAACAGAAACCGCTGTGCCACTAGGCACCCTCGCAGGCGTCAATGTTGCCGCGCCCACATTGGCAGAGTTTAGCCGAGCTCGAACTCCAACGACCTTACAAGAGCTCTGTGCTGTAAAGAAGGTATCTCCGGCAAGAAGTCCCCCGGCCTTAAAGCTGATCGAAGCACTCTTAGCCTGACTCGCTGGTGTGTCTGGAATCGAGTCCCAGTGCGCAAATGAGTAGTCAACCGTTGGAGCTTCTACTACATCCGCTATTTCACCGAGTCCAAAGGCCAAGCCTTGCAAGCCTGCAACTTCCGTCTCCAGCCCCGCCACATCCTCAGCCAATGCTGCAACACCACTAGCTCCTGTATCCGGGTTAACTGGTGTAGCGCTTCCACCAGAGTTGCGCCACAAAGTCTGCATAAAGGCGTAAAAAGCCGTTGTGGGACGGCCGCTTTCCGGATGGAGCCATTCTCCATAGGGCAGCATACCCTGTTGAGCAAGTCCATAGTTGGAGCGTGAACCGCTCATCAGCTACGCCCCGGCGCAAGTTCTGCAAAACCCTGGTTCAATCCAGTCAGCTTTGCAGAAGACCAAAAGATCTCATAGACCCGGGCTCGCCCCTCTCCCAGCTGCCGCCAGCTCAGCACCTCTTGAAACTCTCCGATCTCTCCGAAGCTCATCGGAACTGGATTGCTCCAAGTCTTCCCTCTGTCGTCACTCCAACGCAGCATCACTACATTATCTGGAGTAGCATAGACGGGTGCTCGAGGATCCAGCACCAAATTTTCATCAGAGTCAGTTTGCAGCTGTCCTGGAGTTGTGTCATCATAGAAAAGCTCCACGTCTTCTCTAGCCGGTTCTGGCACCTCACCAGCCTCGATATCTAGTCGAAAATGATTGTGCCGGGTTCGGTTGAAGTTGGAGATAAGCTGTGGAAAGCCTCGCCGATATACCATCGGGCGACCGGCATTGGTCAGCGCCTCTGTGGTGATCTCATAGAAGTCCCCGGTCTCCCAATCTCCACCGATCACTTTACCGTAAGCAAGTGTTGCACAGTTTATGCGCCACTGATGCTCCACCCCGTTGTCATCATTCCAAGTGCGCTCATGCCATTCACCTGTGCCGAGATCCCACACCCAGGTCTTATCAGCAGAGGGAAATCTTAGGCAGACAAATTCATGGTTGCCTTGCTTAAAGCTAAAGCCCACCGTTCCGCTGAGATCTCCGTAAGTCCCCCACTCATTTTCTTGTGCCCAGGTCGAAACTCTTTCACACTTATACCCTTGGCAGAAGACTGCTACCGCCCCGCCATTGATGTTCTGCGAGAGCATCATAAAACCTTCGCCGGCTTTTGCCAGTGCATAAGGTCCCACGATGCCGTGCTCAACATACGGGCCGGTGTTAAGCTGAAATGGAAAGTTCGCAGTGCCGGCATCGGTCCAGAGTTCTGACGCTTGGCTGCCAAGCAGCCAGACATTCCGTTGCCGGATGACCAAGGCTTGCACATTGTCCCGTCGCCCAGCTTTAGTGCCAAAGCTAAGCGGATCAAAAGTCATTTCATCTACGCCGGTGCAAGCAAAGTTCGGAGTGCCCGGCACATTATAGACGATGAAGCCGTCAACAAAGTCCACCCAGCCAGCCCCGGCAAAGCTAAAGCCATTGGTGCCAGAATTGCTACCTGCCGATGCGATGCTGAAAGTCTGTGTAAGCAGGTTTACAATGTAGCCGTGGGTAGAGCCATCTCCCACCAGCATATCGGTGCCGTTGTCGGCAAACTTCACTTGCGTAGAAAGATTTCCGAGCCTCCCGATAAGCACTGCTCGCCAGAGCGTGTCAATGTAGTAAAGCCCAGTTCCACACACACCGTAGAGGTCTCCGGTTGTGGTCGTGTAGAACCCTCGCCAGCCGGCAGACTCTCCGGAGGTTCCAAGCCACACAAGCCCCGGCGCAGGATAATGTGTTACCTGCGCCGGAGCCTGAACTTGCTGTGGGTTTACTTCCGGGTAGAGATTAACGCAGCGCTGTAGCCCTGCGACAACCCCTCTCGCTGAATACGAGCCGGAAAGAAGTGGAACTGGGGGCATACATCAGCTCAGCCAGATGCTGTTGATCTGGAAGTTGACGTTCTGCGTGGCAGTCTCCGTCAGCGCAACCGTCAGCAGCACCAGAATCCGTGCACCAGCGGTGAGAGTCGTGCCGGTGATAGTAAAGGTGAGCGTCGTCGCCGTCGCCGTGAGAGTCTGCGCCGCCGTAGCGATCAGGTTGGACCCAGACGTGCCGGCAGCCGACTGCAGATACGCCGCAGCCGTCAGAGTCTTGGTCGTAACTGTCCCGGAACCCAGATTGTAGTTCTGGTTCACCGAGAGCGTGATATTCTGCCCGGCAACATACGACGCGGGGATGGTGAACTCGAACGAACAAACCGGAGCGATGCTCGAGTTGTTCGCATTGATGCTGACCAGCGACGCACCAGTGGCTGCCGCATACGTCAGCCCATAGTTGGTCGTGCCCGCCGTCGCAGTCGGACGAATGCCGGTAGCATTGGTCACATCAGTCAGATGCTGCTGGATGCCCGCCGTCGGCAAGCCATTGGAGCCGCGCGCCGCCGTGCCAATCGCCGCAGCCATCGCGCCGAGCGTGGTAATCGCACCACCACTCGCTGCCGACTGCACCTGGATCGAACTGGCCACAACCTGCTGGTTGAACGGGCCAGTAACAAGAGTGTCTTGAACTGCCATTTGATTACCTCACTTGGTCCGAATAAAAGTCATACCAGCCACGCCGAGCCGGTAGACCGGGGGGAAGCACCAGGTTCGGCACCTGTGCGGCGTTGTCTCGAAGCACGACCTTGGCCCCCATCGCAAGCCTCACAAGATGCTGAGGCATATCCAGGCCAGAACTTGGCTGCATCCATACAGCCAGATTGAGGTAAAGTGCCGTGCAGTATTCTTCTGGCAAATCCACAGTTTCTGTCACGGCAGTGAAGCCACTCAGCACCGCCGGAACATACACATGCAACTCATAGATGGAAGCAAGCGGAACAGGCCATGGATACAGCACACCGTTTGGGTGTGCCGGATCGTAAGCAAGGGTCTGCGGCAACCCCGTCACAGACTTATTGATGATCCGCCCGTAGTCTTCCATCGCAGGCAAAATGCCGATCGGCTTATCCACCGGCTGACCCGAGTTCAGCATCCGAATGAATGCACTCTCGATCTTAGTCGGCCGCGGATCGAGCACCATATCGCCAGTTGGCCCAATGGTGTAAGAGACTGCGCCGGTAGCCACAACGGACTTCTCAACCAGATGAAACACCAAGTAGCGCTGTCTGCGCCACAAGGCAATCATGGAGTTGAGTCGCCGCAAACCCTGCCTTATCCGTTCCGGCGTCACAGGATTCCCAGCGGACTTTTCCCCAAGCTCTTCCAGGGCCATGTCGATCAGCTGGGAAACTGTGTAAGTTGCCATCAGGACTTTCCAACGACCTTGACTGGGGGCGGAGCCGGAGTCTCAAGAGCCTTCAGCCGGGCTTCCATGTCTGCCATAAGCTTGGCAGTCTTTTCCCGCTCTTCCGCAAGCTGTGCCTGGAGACTGCCGATTTCGTTGTGAGCCTCACCCAGCCGAGCCGTCAATGCCGCAGCGTCTTTTTCCGCCGGATGAAGCTCCGGTCCTTCCGTCGGATCGAACGCCAGAGCATCACGCTCTTCACGCTGATTCCGCACCAGCACAAAAGAGCCGTCTCGGCGATTGATGTGCTTCGGAAACTCCTGAAAGTTCCGAAGAGTCGGGTCTTCCTGCTCCGCGACAGCTTTAGCTGCCATGAAGTTGGAGAAAATCCCCTGAAAATGCTGAGGCTGCGGCATAAATGCTCCTAACTAGTGGTGGTGGAGGGGGAGACCATTCTCCCCCTCCTAGTTCCCTTACGGGACCGTGTCGGCCACTGCGACGACCCATTCCGGTCGCACGAACAGATACCCATACAGCACGTCCAGCCGCGTTGCGAACTGGTCAGTCTGGAAGTTGTAAGCCGAGATCATCCGCATGGACACACCATCGAACTGCTCTCGCGCCGCTTCCACCACACCAGCCGGAGGCAGCTCGAGATCCGCCGTGACCATCGTAATGGCCTGCGGGCAGTAAGCCAGGTTCTTGCGATACACCTGGGCAGACGAGGTCACAACCGTGATGACTGCGGAGTTGGCCGGGCTGGCCGTCACCGTCTGATACTGCACCTGCGAACCACCAGCACCCGCCGGAATGATCGCCGGGTAGATGCTCAGGCTCGTGGCACCAGTCGCAGCCGTTGCGGTGACAACGAACTGACGAACCTGTCCGGTGTCTTGCTTGGTCACACGGTTGACACCGTTCACGCTGGCGATGGTGATGATATCACCAGCCGCCAGACCGCCAGTGATCGCATTCACCGTCAGCGTCGTGCCAGTCTGGCCGGCACCGTTGACCGTGAGGCTGCCACTGTAAGTCGCCGTGGTGTGCTTCACAGTGGTCTGGTCCATGAACCACTCAAAGCCCAGCGCCTTATACATCTCGCCGGTCTCATACTGCTTGCTGATGCTGGCAACCGGGTTGAAGAGCCCGGCCAGCCCAGACACAGTGCGCGACTGCGTGATGGGGTCCATGATGACCTTGCGGCCCATGGTCGGAGCGGAGTTCAGATCCAGCAGGGCCTTGGCTGCCAGCCACGTATCCGCGGTGGGCGCCAGGATATTGCCGGAAGAGTCCGTTCGACTCACGAAGTTGGCCGTGCCAGACTCTGCACCCGTCATCACATCGGCAGCGACAGCACCAACCAGATTGTTGATCATCGGAGCCAGCACGCGCTCCGAGAAGTCATCCAGCGACATGGTGCGATCAAGCGAGCTGAAGCTCACGTCGATGCCCTTCTGCGTCGCCACAGTCAGCGTGGTCGAAGTTTCGCTGGTGTCCTGCACCGAAGCCGCAGCGCCCGTCCGCACCGTGTAGTCGTTCGGGTAGCGGATACGGAGCGTCGTGCCAATCTTGGCGCCGACATTGGCGAAACTCCCATCATACTGCATGTCGATGTGCTGCAGGAAGGAGTTGGTGTTACGGAAGAGGCGGATGGCCTCTCGCGTAATCATGTTGATCGTAAGAAGACTGTTGGCCATGAAAATTCCCCAAAAGTTATAGAGTGCAGACCATCCACACTCCAAGCTGAAGGGGCCTAGACCCACGAACTCCGGTGCCAGAACCCGGAAACCCCGGAAACCTCCTAGGAGGCTCCTTACCAGGCAAAACTCTTACGCGCGACGGCGGCGATCTTCCAGCGATTTCTTTCGCGCTGCCATCCACGTATCAATCGGAACATTGGTGTCATCCAGTCGCACCGCCCCGGCATTGCTGCCTCGAGGAGCCGATACGACTGGAGCCACCGGAGGAGCGGACGGAGGTGGAGGAGCAGCCGGAGCCGCCGGAGCGGCTGCCTTGCTCTTCACCGTAAGTCCATATTTGGTGACTTCCGCGGCCATCCGAATCGGATCAAGCTGAAGAATCCGGGATGCCGCCGAAAGATCTTTGCCGAGCGCATACATCACTCGATGTGCGTCTTCCCCCTGCGCCAGCACAGCATGAATCAGTGCCGGAGGCGCGCCACCCAG